ACACTTAGTGCCCTGGATGTCGAAGATTGTCGGTTGCTCGGCGCGACCCATCACAGTCAGGCGTGCGTCTCCGGAGTTTCCCGGATACATTTGAACGCCGCGCATAGTGAGTGCTGCGTGACCAACGATGCGGGCAGCGCCCCATTGGAAACCGAACATGATCACGTTGTCGATCAAGCCCGAGCGGATGCCGAGCGCGGGCGTCGTCTGTTCGAGCCCCTGCACGTGCAGACCGTAGTGACCGGCCGCATCAGAGTAGGCGCCATTGGGCTGACGGTTTGCCAACTGCGCCGAGGTGAGTTCGTCGGCCGTGAGGTAGCAGTTCACGTATCGATACATGGTCTGCCCCAGACCCGGAGCCGTCGTGCATCCGAGCAGAGACCCGCCGTGCGATCCTCGACGCGCCTTGAGGATCATATTCTCGACGGAATGTCCCATGCATCCCGGCGCGAAACCGATCATTGGCCCTGACAGCCAGTCGCTATCGGGGACGTTGTAGCTCTTGATGCCGAGCGACCCTCGGGGGTCCTCAGGGCTCGCCCACATTGCGCGCACCCCGACAATCGACAAGGCGCGTGTGATCTGGCGCGGCTTCGTGCGGAAATCAAGGATCGCCTGCCCCCACTCGACCCGGTCGACCCGATCACGCTCCGCCTGAAGCGTCGCGGCGTTATAGCCGGGCGTCGCATCTCCGCTGCCGTCGAGCGGGATGTTCCAGATGGGATCGGCGAGCGAGATTGAGGAGGGCATGAGGTTTCCTTATCGGCACCGACGCGCCGCGATGAAGCCATATCCGGACTGCGTACCACCCGAAAAATTCGAGCGCATGCCGAGATAGACAGTCGTGGTGGAGGCGAGACTGATCCTCTGCATGCCCGCGAGCGCGACGACCGAGATGCCGCCGCTGGCGCTGCCATCCCAACGGGCGAGGCCGCCGTTGTTGGGATAGGTCGGCTCCGTGGCGCTGGTCGTCGAAGACCAGCCGACGACGATGGTGGTGGTGGTGCCGCCACCCTGACTGATCACAACGCTACCCCACACATCCCAATCGCCGGCCGTCAGGCTGATCGAGGTAATGTTGGCTGCCGCACCGTTAGTCAGCGTAACCGCACTACCCTGCGCGACATTCGACGAAACGTATTCGCCGATATTGCCGGTACTCGCGTTGTCGTTGGTGGCGGTCGCAGGAAGCTGCCCGGCCGAGACGTTGGCGAAACCGCCCGAGCCGTCGCCCTTGAGGATGGACGAGCCAGACGTTGCCGCCTGCGTTGCCACCGTGCCGAGGCCGAGGTTCGTGCGCGCCGTAGAGGCGCTGGCGACGTCGGAGAGGTTGTTTGCCGAGACCAGCGCGCCGACGATGTTGGTTTGCGCGACGTTCCAGTTGCTGCCGACCGTCGCTTGATTGCCCGAGGCTGTGCTGTCGGTTTTGCACAGGATCATGTCGCCAGCTTCGACAGTCGTGCCCGAGGCACCGCCGATCTTGCCTGCAACCGTGATCACGTAGAGATGCCCGGCGCTCGCAGCCGGATAGTTGGGATTGGCGGATGCGTCGATGCCGCCCTTGTACTGCACGCCGTTGAGCGCATCCAAGATGCCGTCGACGTAGGCCTTGACGGCCTTTTCGGTCGGTAGTTTGGCGTCAGAGTTGGAGGAGAGCGTGCCGTCGGTCGAGGGCGCGACGCCGCTATCGGCGCCGAGCTTGCCGGTGGTGTCGCCGAATTTGACGAGGTTGTTGTTGACCGAGGAGGCTGGGCCGACGAAGTCGCCAGTGCCTGCACCCGCTGTGCCCTGGTTGCCCGTGCGGCTCCATTGCACGGACAGAACGTCCGAGGCCGAAAGGGTGCCGCCAGTGTCGTCGATGGTGACCGTGACCTGTCCCCAGGTCGTGTTGTCGGTGACGGCCGCCGTGATCTTCGCAATCACATAGTTCTGCGGCGCCGAGACCTTCTTGATGATCAGGCGGCCCTTGTCGGAGGGATTGTTCGAGGCTCCGAGGCCCTTGATCCAGTTGGCGACGGAGGGGTTGCCGGTCTCTCCGCACGAATACGAGATCGCGATCGCCGTCACGCTCGACAGCGTCGCATTGTTCATGCGCACGTTGCCAGCCGAGGGGTCTCCCATCGTGGTCGAGGAGGCGAACAGGAAACGGATGCCGGGATCGGTGCCGTTCGTCCCTGCGGTGCCTGTCGCGCCCGTGGCTCCGGTGGCTCCGGTCGCACCCGTTGCGCCCGTCGAACCCTTCTCGCCCGCGGCGTTGATGTTCCAGTCGTTATAGGTGCCGGTGTCCCCGTCGGAGAAGTCCATGGTGACGGTGAGCGTCGTGGAGGCGTAGGAGGCGACAACGCCCTCCATCCAGTGGCCCGTCGAGGCGCTGGTGGCGCGGATGCGGGCGCCGGCGAGAAACGCCTTGCCCGTCGAGATGGTGAAGGCCTTGGAGCCCGAGGCCGCATTGGCAAGGCTCGTCGTCGAGGTGGCACCGTACCCCGCGCCAGGCGTGCCGGACGGGGCCGGGAATACGACCATGAGCGTGCCGAGGACCGGCATCGCGGCGGAGGCGATGACGTTGGTGAGAGGCACCTTCCAGTAGGTCGTGGCATCGACCGGAGGACCGGAGATGTCGGCCTCAAGATACATGGTGCGGTCGAGGGTCGGGAACAGCCGCAGATGCGAGCCGTTCGCCATCAGCGAGGCGACCAGCGGGCCGATCGGCACGTTGTTGCGGTCGGTCTTGGAGATGTAGAGGTAGGTGGCCGAGCCCCAGGCGGCATTGTCGAGGCGGATATAGCCCGCGCCGGGATCGGCGTCGGCGGTGGCGACCGCGAACATATAGTCGAGGCCGGGGTTCGGCTTGTCCATGAACAGGTTGTTCAACCTGTCCATCGCCATAACTTCCTGGTGCGTGAGAAGGGCGGTCATGCGTTAGCCTCCGACGATCTGGTAGGCGCTGCCGTTCCAGGCGAGCAGGCGGACGGTGCTGGCGGGCCAATCGCCAGAGGCGAGGGCCACGCCCGTTTTCGACACGACCGCGACCGCGCCCAAACTGTTCGGGTTGATGGTGGTGGCGCCGGTGTTGTTGGCCGCCGCCTTTTTTACGCACAGCAGGTTCGGGTAAGAGGTCGGCACGGGGTCGAGCGCCACGACCAGCGCGTTTGCGGTGCCGGTGTCGGTGGCGCTGATCCAGCTATTGGTCTGGGCGTTCTTGGCGTTGGGCGCCCGCAGGAACGGGCTTGGCGAGACGGTCGCGATGTTGGCGTTGACGACGGTCGAGGCGCCGTTGGCGACCGTCACCACGTACAGGCCATTGAAGCCGGCGTCGGGTGACGGCGCCGTCTGTGTGCCGGTGGTGGCGGCCGTGCCGGGCTTGGCGTTGATCGAGAGCGCGGCCGACCGGCGCTTCGACCGCGATGCGGTGAACGGAACCGTCGGGTTGGAGGCGTTGTAAAAGGGGATGCTGAGGGTGTCGGTGTCGGAGATCGTGATCCCCGCCTGGATCAGGTAGGCAATCGACTGCCCGGCCGTCACCGGGGCGGTGAGCGGGATGGTGATCGCGTCACGCAGGATGCCCTGCAGAATGATCTGGTGCGTGGTGTCGGGCGCCAGCGAGGCGTGCGCCGTCTGGTCGACGGGGCCCGAGGCATAGAGCGAGCCGGCGCCGACCAGCACGCTCATGTTGGGCGTGGCCTGCTGCGTGCAGGCAAGCCCGTGCGCGACGACGTCGGAGCCAAGTGCAGCCCAGGCCAGCCGGCCGAGCGCTTCCATGGCGTAGCGCTGTTCTGCAAGAAAGTCGGTGTCGAGCGGGATTTGTCCCGGCCAATACGTCACGCGATCCATATCAATAAACCCTGGCTTGATCGACGCGCGCACTGTCTACAAAGAACTCGAGGTCGGTACTCTCGATGTCGGTCCACATCAAAGTGCCGGCCGCCTTGGTGTCGTCGGCCGTCGCATAGATTTGCGCGTCCGAGATCGGCCCGGTGATCTGCTTCAGGCCCACGTACTCGATGGCGCCCTGGCCATAGCCGCCGGCGGCCTCGTTGTAGCCCGACACGAACGGCACGCCCTGCCCGTTGGGGCGGTAGGCGGTGATGAAGGCTTGCCCCGGATAGGCCAGCGAGCCGATCCGGCCCGTGACGTTGAGCGCGAGGCCCGACCAGGGCACGTCGGAGAGCGTGCCGTCGCCCAGCCCGCCGCAGTCCATCGGGTTCGACGGCTCGAAAAACTTCGGCTCGCGCCCGGTGAGCGTGGTGAGCGCCTGGATGATCGAGGCCCGCGTGGCACGGGGGCGCAGGATTTCAGCACGGATGCGCGCACGCCAGACGTCGTCACTCTCGTTGAGCGACCGCTTGAAGCGCAGCCGGAAGAAGTCGTAGGCGAGGAGATCGAGCCAGCCGTCGCTTGCGGTCGCAAGTCGCGTCTGGGCCTTGGCGTAGCCGACCAGCGCGTAGACGTGCGACGCGACTGTCGCCATGCCCGCAAGCACGCCGTCGAGGACCGGAGAGACGGTCGGGAACCAGCTGCGCGGAATGACCGCGCGCTGCCGTTGGATCATGTCGTCTTGATCGCCGGTCATCACGATACGGTCACCGTGCCGGGCTTGATGGTCTGCGAGTTCGTCGCCGCGAGATCGGCCGCGAGGCCGTTCAAGGTGATGCCGGTGACGTTAAGGACGCCGCCGGAGGCTTCATAAGCCCACTGCGCCAGCCGCGTGTAGGGCAGCTTGTTGCCGAGCCCCAGCGCCTTGATGTTGGCGGTGATCGCCGTCCCCACGCGACCGCGCACGGTTGTGGCGTCGTAGCCGTCGGCGATGGTCAGCGTCATGGCGACGTTCGCCGTCGTTACGGTCGGCGCCACCACGTCGAACATGATGCCCGCCGCACGCACGTTGTCGATCGCGCTGCGGATCGTGGTCAGGAGCGAAGCCGGAGGGCTCCCCGTTCCGTCGTCGATGCAGACGAAGAAGTAGCCGAAGTGGTCGGTGCCGTCGGTGTTCTTGTTCTCGGTGATGGTGAATTGCACGCCGATGCGCTGGCGCTTGGCCTCGAACTCGATGGCGGCCTTCGTCGCCTTCGACAGCGAGTTGATGAAGGCGGCAAAGCGGGTGCGGACGCTTTCGTCTTCTTCGGCCTCTCCGCCGCCCGAGAAGGGCGCCGCGTTGGTCACGGTGTCGACGTAGGTGATCGAGCCGACGATGGTCGTCACCGAACCCGCCAGCACGTTGCCGCCCGCGCCGGGTGTCACGGCCTGGACCGGGACACTGACGCTCGCCACGCCCGCCGGGATCACGTAGCCCGAGAGGCCGGCGTTGTAGGCGTTGTTGCCGGTGTCGAGGATGACCGCGAACGTCTGCAGGGTATCGGCGGTGCGCACGATGGCGCCCAGCGGCACCACGGCCTGCGCCGACGGGGTGAAGCGGGAGAAGGTGACGGTGCCGAGCGACTTCTGGGCGCCCAGGCGGGTCAGGCCATAGTCCTGCACGAAACTGTCGACGTCGGAGCCGGCCGAGGTTGACAGTCGATTGGCGCGCAGCACCTTGATCACTTCGGCCTGCAGCCACAGCGAGATCGCGGCGTTGGCATCGACCACGGCGCGCAGGATCGAGCCCACCGAGAAGTCGAGAAGCTGGTTGCACTTCGCCTGCATCGCGGCGGCTTGGCGCTGCACGAGTTGGGAGAGCGAGCGGGTGGAGATCGTGGCCATCAGGGCGTTACCTCAAAGGGTAGGTCGATCATCTGCCCCGTGAGGGCGTCGGCGTACTGGATGCGCACGAACACGCCGTCGGGGATCGGCTCGACGGTGATGACAGGGACGGGAAAGCGGGCGACCGCCGCCTCGAGATGGATTTGCCCGCGGACGATGCCCTCGATCAGGCCCCGATCGAGCACGTCGCCGACGCGGCGGCCCATGCCGGCGCCGTAGGAGGGCGCGAAGGCGGCTTCCTTGAGATTGGTCATCAGGCGCCGGATCAGCCGCTGCTCGCCGCGCTGCGTGCCCGCAACGGCCACGAGGTCGCCGGTGGCGCTGGTGACGAGGTCCGAGCCCCATTCGTGGAAGATGTCAGCCATCCGACAGGTCCCCCAGGATATAGATCACGCCCGGCGCGCCTGCGTAGGCCGCAGCCGCTTCCGCCGGGCCGCCGACACCGTAGAGCGTGGCCGCCGCCGAAAAGGCATCGCAGCCACCCCAGAACGAGGCGCCGCCGGGCGCGTTGCCCTTGGTGAGGGTGTTGGTGCTGGTGGCCGAGCTCGACGCCGTGCTGGAGCCGCTCGGCGTGCCGACGAGTGCGTTGACGGAACTGCCGCCCGCGTAATACAGGTTGCCCATGCCATCGACGGCGAAGGTGCGGCCGGTTACGCTGACCGTCGTGCTGACTGAGGTCGAGACGGCCGTTGCAGTCGCCACGTCGAGCACCGGGCAGTAGTGGCCGCGCCCGCCCGTCAGGTTCATGTCGCCGCCAGAGGCCGCGCCGCCCGAGATCCCCGATCCCGCATTTGCGGTCAGCCCGGCAATGGTGGTGGCGACGCCGGAGCTGCCGCCGCCCACCACGTAGGCGAGCGCCTGCCCGCTCAACTGCGCGAGGTCGACCATTTTGATCGCGGTGCCGCCAGCGCCACCGCTGTTGCTGTTGGCTGTGCCGGTGGCGCCCGGACCCGTCGCCATGATCAGCACGCGGCCGGCCTTCGGGTGCGGCGTCCACAGCCCGCTGCCTGCCGTCAAGATGGTGAGCTTCGCCCCGACGCCGCCGAAAGGCGGGCCGAGGGCCGAGCCGAACATCGTGGGCAGGATGGCGGGAAGCATTAAGCGTCGCCTCCCATGGCCACGACATTGAACGTCTCGCCCTTCTCGGTCGCGAGCGCGAGAATGTCGCCCGACTGCAGGTAGAACGCTTCGGCGTTGATGGTGCAGTCGAGGTCGAGATACCAGCGCAGCGTGCCGTCGGTGATGTTCTGCGCCGTGACGGCCTTCACCGCCCACTCGCGCACGAAGCGGTAACTGCCGCCCGACTTCTTGATGTAGGCGTGGATAAAGCCGACCGTCGTCGGCCCTGTCGCTTGCACGCGCAGACGGTCGAGGCGGGTGCGGCCCGAGGCGTTGCCCGTGTGGACGTCGACGATCGTGCCGGTGCCGTCGCGATTGGTGTTCGCGGTCGTCAACTGCAAAACCTTGGTGAAGGGGGTTGCCATGTCTGGGCCTTATGATCCGATGTACTCGGCGGGGGTGGGTGTCGGCGGAGCGGCCGGGATCGATCCTGCGCCCGCGCCCATGTAGACCTTCGACTGCGTGGCCTGGTTGGCGTATCCCGCGGTGTCAGGGTCGCCGTTCATGATCAGCGCCTGCGTGCCGTCGGTGCCCCCGAGGACAAGCTTTTCCGAGGCGTCGAGCATGATCTTCTTGCCCTTGATCAGCACCTGGCCCTCGCCCTGGAATACGATGCCGGATCCGTCCTCGTGGCTCATCTCGACAGTCTCGTCGCGCATCACGAAGGCGTGCCCCTTCTTCTGCTTGATGGTGACGGTGTCGTCCTTGTCGAACTTCACGTAGCCCTTCGACTTGTGCATCAGCACCATTTCGCCGGCTTCGACCTTGGGCGGCTTCTGCTCGTCGTTGTGGGCGCGGGCCATGATGAAGGGCGCGTCCCGGCTGCCATCGGTGAAACCGACCAGCACGAGATCGTCGATCTCCGGCCCCATCAGCAGCCCGTAGCCGTTGCCGGCATGCTCGACAGGGAGCGGCATCCACTCGGTCATGATTTCATCGGGCTGCAGTTCGACCTTCACCGAGTAAGTGTCGGGGTCGTAGCTCTTGACGAGAGCCCACTGCGGATGCGGCATGCCGTTGAGCGCGCGATCGATCTCCCGGCGGACGAGGTTGAGGATTTGTGCAACGCCCTGCATCATTGGCCGCGCCTCCCATGCAGGCGGGTAACGTAGGGGCTGTGGATCGACACGGAATGATGGATACCTTCCATGGTATAGGTGCCATCGAAGGCCGTGCCGGAAACGGAGAAGCTCGATCCCACGCGCTTCGAAGTGTCGCCGGGGATGGTCACGGTGCAGCCGAACTGTTTGTCGACCCAATCCTTCAGCGTCGCATCCGCGATCCTCTGCGCTTCGCCGTCGTCGATGTTGCCGACCCGGCCAGTCTTGATCTCCATTTCGCCGCCGGCGCCTGCACGTTGAGCTTCGCCCTTGGCGGCCTTTTTCTTTTTAGCGCGATAGCCGTTGACCGTGACCTTCAAAGACTTGGCGAGTGCGAGATTGCGCCGGAAAGTAATGTCGATAACGTTGCCGCTCGCGTGGCGCTGTTGGCTCTGGTCCTGATACTGGAACGAACCGGCGGAGCCGGGGGCCTCGGCGAGATAGTACAGCGTGCGGCCGAGCACATACGCGGTCGCTCCCTCAATCCGGGCGTAGCGGTCGATGATCGTCCAATAGGATTGATTGACCTTCATCGCAGCGGAGTGCGACTGTTCCCAAGCTTGCCCCGCGCGATCGCCAACAGTTCCCGTTCCGCCGTCTGAGAACCCCAGCCCGACGCGCCCCGCCAATTCGGCGACAACGCTCCAGCGCGGACGGTTCTGAAACCCCTCGGTCGTTGTTTTGTCCATCAGCAGCGCCGACAGATCGCGCCCCATGATGTTGAGCGTACCTGCACGATAATCGGCGGTCACATCGTCCACTTGGCCCACAAAAAGCTGCTGGCCTTGGATTGCGATCTCAACCTCGATGGGCGCAGCGCTCGCCCAATAGTCCGGCTGGTTGTTGGGGTCGTTGAGCGCCATCGACGCGCGGAACGACCCCGCGCTGCGCTGCATGTTGAACTCGACATCGAGCGAGATCGGCGCAATCGTGACGCCCCCGGCTGAGATCGTCGCGTTGACGGTGCGGCTGCTCATGCGAGCACTCCGTCGTAAGGAGTTTTCTTATCGAGTGGCGGTAGCAGCAACGTCATGGACCCGGCAATCCAGGGATCGGTCAGGCCGTTGAGCTTGGCGATGCGCGTCCATTGCGCGGCGTCCCCGAGCTCGCGCGCAGCCACACCGAACAGCGTGTCGTTGACGACGGTCACGGCCCTGGCCTGCGCAATGGGAAGGGTGATGAGCGACATCGTTAACCTGCCGCCTGTTTGAGGTTAGCTTCGATCCGACCCGCATAAGCGAGGCAATCGAGGAGGCTGTTCATCTGCGCGAGCGAGCCCGCGAGTTCATCGAGAGCGTCGAGCGCGTCGAGAGGGAACGCGCCCGAGGCAACGCCCGCGATCACGGCGTCGTCGCCCGTGAGCGAGGGATCAAGCTCTGCCACCTTGCTGATGACGAGCGCCGCCGTGGCGTGCGCTACCGTCCGCATGGCGGTCAACTCGGCGACGCTGGCCTCGTCGATGTCCTCGACTTGGTTCAAGGCCGTCGATAGGGCCGCAATCTGGGCCTTCACGTCGTCGACGTAGATCATGGCGGGGCCGTTGGAATGTTGCCCGCATGGCCGGAAAGGATGGCCATGTCGGAGGAAATGGCGGCGCCAAGCGAGGAGGCTGATGCGTCCTGCTGGACTTCCGAGACAATGACGCAGATTTTGTAGGGAATTTCGTAGCGGCGCTCGTAGTCGGGGTCGAAGTGCTCGACCACGACCTGATAGGTGAGCGCGCCCCAGGAGAGCGTGACTTCCTCACCTGAGATCGCCAACGCCTCAACGGCCTTCGCACGTTGTAGTGCGTCGTTGCCGCGGAAGCGGCCTTGCCAGCGAATATCCTCTGGGCTGGGACCCATCTTGTCGAGAACGCGCTGCCCACCGATCAGCGTGTGCCGATTGATGATATGCTTCGTCCCGAAATTGATCTTCTCCGGCACCTCGAAGTCGCGGAAGGCGACTTGCCCGAGGACCACCGTGGTGTCCGCCTGCATCTCGTCGTGTTCCCCAACACGCGAAAAAGGGGCTGAAAGCTTTCGCTTTCGCCCCTGGCGGCCGGCGCCCGATGAGCTGCTTCCTTCTTCGATTGATCGCCGAAGCAGCAACGTGCGGCGCAACCTCTATATGCCTGCGTCGCGCCACAATGACAACCCTATTTCGGCCACCTCACTGACACTCGAGGATCAACCGATGTTTTCCAAATGCCCACATTGCGACAAGCCGATCAGCAAAATTCTCGTGGTCACGCCGCAAGTGATCATCAACAAGCGCTGAAACGCAAAAAGGGCCGCCCCATTGCTGGAGCGGCCCATTGGTCGTTGCGATGAGTTGCGGGGCGAAGCGTTGCGCTACGAAGCGATGCGCAGCGAAGCGCAAGTAAGCCCACAAAACCCATTTTGCCCGTTCACGTCAAGCAATCAAGTCGCGATGCCCATGTCCGGCAACAGCGGATGCATCCGCTGGTCGAACCCAGAACCGCCCGAGGCGTGCAGCGCCATCTGCGCCATGTGATGCGCAACAGCCTCGGCAAGCGCCCGCCCGTCGATGTTGAGGGTGGTGCGGGTCTGGATCATCTGTCCACGGTCGGCTCCGGGGACGTAGCGCTGCAACTGGATTTGCCCGTCAAGACTGAGCCCAGGGGCCGCTTCTGGCGCCTTGTAAGTCCCAGGTGTCTGGGGGCCGCCCGTTTTTTTGCCGTCAAGACCGAGGACGTTCGCCAGCCACGGGGCAACCTTGGCGAACCCGGCCTGCATCACCGCGACGATGTCCTTGACCATCGCTGTCACTGCCTCTTCAAGGAGCTTGGGCACGCCGAAGAACACCTTCTTGATGCCTAGCCCAATGTCGGCCAGCATATCGCCCCGGAAGATGTAGTCGACCCAGCCCCCGCGCGGCCCTTCTGCCAGAGCGGCCGCGCCAGCCTTGAAGCGTTCCCAATTAAGGACAGCAAAGGCCGCGAGGCCGACCGTGGCCGCCGCGATAGCCGCAGCGGCCAGCGCGAAGGGACCGAGGAACATCGTAGCCAGCGCGGCTACGCCTGCTAGCACCAATGCGATGCCGCCGGCGGTGGCGGCCCAGAACCCAACCTGCACAATCTGCGGGTGGCTCTTTGCAACTCCGGCAAGACCGGAAAGGGCGCTGGCCAGCCCGCGAAGCGCCGTCGTCGACTCCGCCATGTTCGGTGTCGCGAGAACCTCCATTAGCCGTTCCCACTGCGTTGCAACGGCATCCTTGGCCATGCCGTAGTCCATCTGCCAGGTCTTGTTCGACCCCGCGATGCCCAAAGAATTGCGCACGATTTGCGCGTCCTTCTCGAGCTTGGAGTAGTCGAGGATCAGGTTATCGGCCATGCCCGAACAGTTGCGCCAACTGTTTTGTGATGCGGTCGCGTGCAAAGTGGCCGATGCCGTAGCGGGTCTGCCCGTGCTTGACCGCTTCCCACATCTGCGGCGTGATCAGCCCCTTGGCGAGCATCGATCCGATCACGTTCTCGCGCAGAAACAGGTCGGGGTCGGACATATACTTGCTGCTGTCCTTCAGCATTTCCGGCGACCACCGCGTGATGCGGCCTTCCGGCGTCAGCGCTCCCATGCGTTTGGCGACATCCTTGTCAACGAGATCAAGGTCCGTCCAAGCGTTACGCGCACGCACGGTCATGCGGCCGCCGATCAGCGCAGAGAAGCCGGACATCATGGCCGTGCCGGTTTTGGCGCCGCCCATGAAGGA